ACGAGACGCAAACGGTTACGACGAAGAAAATATGGCGGAAGTCTATGACTCGTGGCGGCAACAAATCAAAGATATGGAGGTGAAGGGATGAGCATGAGATATAGAAATGGTCGGTTATACATTGATTGTGAGATGTGGCGCGATGCGATCAAAAAGATCAAGGAGGTGGGGGAATGAATCGAAATAGACTATATCATCTATTGTGGTACAAGCTTATCAAGTATCTCATACCAACACGGCCGGGTTGTGGCCCATTCCGCGACCACTGGCGGATTAAGGCCCAACTATTCCTGGCGCCGCTAATTGGCAAGATCGACGGCATAATCCTCGGTGACAGTGAGGCTGGGCAGTTTGACAATTACCGGGCGATGTGCCGCTTTTCTACTGTTGTGCTTAACATGGGTGAGGGCGGAACGACGCCGGAGGATTGGGTTAATTATTTCAATGCCCATCCCGCCATAAAGGACCGAATCAAGAAATATAAACCGATATGGTCTATCGGTGGAAATTGCGCGCTCAGACGACAGATGGACAGACTGCCGTTTCTCGTGGTCATACACGACATGTTTCCGGAATCATGGATTATGCTAATCCCGCCGATCTATAATATCAGCGATACAATATTATCCGAGATCGGGGTCATTCGGGCGCTGCAAGACTCTGTTTGGCGCCCGCACGTCGTTGACACATACCGGCCGTTTATTGATCCAGAAACAAGCGGACCACTCTTCGGCGTGCTTGAAGACCCTGTCCACTTTTCGGACATTGCCGTTGGTATAATACAGCCGGTTTTAGATGCGATAATATGACATAATTTATTATGTCTCTAAAAAATTGTTGACAAAACAACAGGACGGTGAATATATTATGGTTAAGACAATACAGCGCGAAGAAATAATGAACGGCATCAAGCAGCTATCTCTCGCGCTATGTGATTTGTACGGCGTCAACGTTCTGAAATTCGAGGTCAACGCGAACCGAAAAAAGGACGCAGTGACAATCGAGCTGCGGGACGTTATCTCGCTCTAACAACAACAATACGGACGATCCTTAACCGAGGACCCGGCAATACTTCAGAGATGGGGTGGCCGGGTTTTTTGTATTTGGGGGGGCAAAATTGACAGAATTACATAACAACGCACTTACCGCACTCGGGGCGACGGCGGAGATTGAGGATTTAATATAATGGCCGAGGAACTGACAGATAAACAAAAGATGTTTATCGCCGAATATCTTATAAATGGCTTTAACGCCACACAAGCGGCCATGAAGGCGGGGTATAGCAAGAAGACGGCAAACGAACAAGCGTCGAGACTGTTAGCGAATGTTAGTATTCGTGGGGCGATTAACGACGAAATAAACAAGGCTCTCGACGATAAGCGTGACGAACTCAAAACGCAAGTCATAGCCGAATACAAGAAAATTGCTCTCGCTGACATTAAAAACATCCTCCAGTACGATCAAGACGGCGTTACGGTAATGCCATCGGAAGACGTCGATACAAGCGTGATTGCGTCGGTCGAGATCGAGCAGGACATTGTAAAATCCGAAAGCACTCAGACAACGACCGTGAGCAATAAGAAAATAAAATTCAAGCTGCATGATAAGATTAAGGCGCTGGATGGACTGTCGAAATATCTGGGTATATCCAAGGAGAATATCGATTTAAGCATGGATCTTGACCAGGTAAAGCAAAAACTCAAAGAGATATTCAATGCCGATTGACATCAAGAAAATAAAAGAATATCCCCACCGTCTCGGCAACGCTCTCGGTTATACAAAACTAACCGACATCCATAGTGAATGGATAAAGAAGGCGTGGCGCAATAAAAATGAATATGTTTTACAAGCACACCGGAATAGCTATAAGACGACGGCGGTTCTCGTTGTCGGTGCAATCTGGTATCTGTTTTTTAATCCCGATGTAACCGTTTTAATTGTGCGCAAGGAATACGAGGGCGCGGCGTCAATCATCAAGGAAATATCAAAACACTATCTGTCTGAAAACTTAATTGCACTCTATCAGGAAGTGTATGGCATAACGAGCATAATCAGGGAAGACAGAAAAGACAGTATTACACTCACCACGAAAACAAGGGTAACAAAAGAGGGAAATATTGATTCACTCGGGATAGGTGGATCGATAACCGGGCGACATTACGACAAGGTTTTTACCGATGACATTATAACACTCAAGGACCGGGTATCAAAGGCCGAGCGCGAAAGCACAAAGTCATTTATACGCGAATTGACAAACATTCCCGTCATAGGCGGCACCATAACACATACCGGAACCCCCTGGCACAAAGAGGACGGTTTCTCTATTCTCCCCGAGCCCGATAAATATCCGATAGGGTCAGTTGATATTCCAGAACTCACCGAAGACGTGCGGATAAAACTCAAGAGCGGAATGACGTCTTCGTTGTATGCAATCAACTATGAATTAAAACACATTGCGGATGAAAACAGAATTTTTGTTGATCCGCAATATGAGGCATGGCCCGAAAACACAAAAAGAATTTGCGCCCTGCTTGACCCGTCATACAGCGGGAAGAACACCACCGCCCTCACCATGATAGCGGAAACACACGAAAAGGCGCACATACGCGGATGGGTATGGCCGAACGATGTAGCGGAACTGTATGACGTCATCGCGAATATACTCAAGAATTATAAATGCGGCACGCTCTATAATGCGTCAAAGGCAGACAAGGGGTATAGCACAAAAGATTTAAGAACCCGATACCCCGCCGTTATTGATGTTGATGAAACAATGAACAAGCACATTAAAATAATATCATTCTTAAAACAGAACTGGAGCCTATTGTATTTTGCGCACGATTGTCAGCCCGAATATCTTAATCAAATTCTCGATTACGTTGAAGGCGAGGAGCCTGATGATGCTCCCGACTCTGCGGCAAATCTTGTTAAGGAAATGAACATCGGTCATGGCAATGAACTCATGAACCGTTTCGGAATAACGGCATAAGGAGAAACAATGAAAAACCCGTTTACAGGTTTCTTTAAACGCTACGACACATTAACGGACCCCGACACAAACAGGGGCTCGGCTACCCTTGACCGGACGCAGAGATTGACCGGGGCCAAGCGCTTCAGGTCAAGCCGTGAATACCGCAATCTTTATGAATGCAACGGATTCATTCAGAACATAGTGGATCAACCAGCCGAGGATGCTGTCAGGGAGTGGATCACCATCAAGACCAACCGGGACGAAGACCTCGATATATCCCGCATGATAGAGAACCGACTGACTGAACTCGGCGTTCGTGAAAAGATGGAGGAGTTAATCAAGTGCTCCCGAATGTATTCACGCGGGGGGATGCTGTACTACGGGGCACTTGCGGGACAGGCACAGACGGACGAACAACTTGCCAAAGAGTTTCCCATTGATACACTTTCCGAGATTGACTATATCAATGTTATTGACGACATGGACAAGGTATCATTCCGCAACAAGAACACGACCGACCCTACGAAAAAAGAGTACAACGAGATTGAATTTTCTATACATGGACGGGTCGTTCACCCATCCCGCGTATCCTGGCTGGTTAACGGATTCAACTATCAGAATCTTGACGGCATGTCTGTAGTCGGTACAATCTATGATGCGATAGTGGCGCAGGACAACGCGCTCTGGTCAGTCTCCTCCCTCGTGGGGGACATGGCAACCAAGATATTCAAGTCCGATTTAATCGCCAACCTCTCACCCGAAAAGCAGGGCGAACTACTCGCAAAGCTCAAGCACCTGATGAATACGCAGTCAGCATTGACCCTGACCACAAAAGAGGATTTTAACAAGCTTATTTACAATGTTACGGGCATGAAAGAGCTGTTTGATTTCATCTTCGACAACCTGTCCGGCGTGTCCCGCATACCAAAGAACATCCTACTCGGCAAGGCGCACGGTGTGGTAACCGCGGGAGAGTATGACACTATCAACTACTACGCGCAGGTTGCGAAAGAACAGGAGAACAAGCACAGACCCATCATTGAGAAGATCATTGA